CATCTGTCTATGTTGTGCTTCAGTTGGCTTTGAAGGCATCCTACTTGTTGTCTTGAGATCTACTATAGTATCTTTAAATCTGAAGTCAATATACCCCATTATTGGCACAGGTAAATCTTCAACTTCTACTTCAACTTTCTCTTGGTAATCCTCAAGAGATTCATAGTCAAAGTTTTTATCTATTATATTACCATAGTCTTTCAAGACTTTCTTTTCTTTGATTGTTTTTACATCCCCTAAATCAATATTAGATTCTGCACATAGTGACATAAATTTAAAATCTAAAAGATCAAAGTCAAAAAAACCTTTTTCATATTTGTTAGATAGTGCAAACTCTTCAGCTATACCTCGCATAGCACCAGCACCACCTTGTGATTTAGCATCAAACAAATATCTAGCTACCCACATGGGAGTATCAGTGATATATGTATTGATGCTACTAGGGGATAGGTAATTAATGTTGTGAACTTTGAAGGGGTTATTACTTCTCGGCATCATCATCAACTTCAATAAACTCGTCAACAACTTTCATGTCTTCTTCAGATACTTTGTTGCGAGTTTTTTCATCCCACGAAGTTGATACATATTCATTAAAATTTTCTATCCAAGAAATAAAATTACCAAAAATTTCTTGATCTTTTTCACTAACAGTTAACACTTGATCATAATTTATATTGAGTTTAGGAACAAAAAAGCTTCCTTTAGGAGATTTCATTTCATTAGTAGTCAATGAAATTTTATGTTGTACTGGTAGTCTTTTCATACCTGACAATGTTTTGAATGTTTCTCCAACTATCTTGAAAGCAGTAGCACTAGTAATCTCCCATATAAAAGGAACATCTTTAAACTCTCTATCAGAATCTGTGCCATCACTATTTATAACTTTATTAAAAGTCACAGTGCCAAAAACAGATCTCATTCTAGCAATAGCAGTTATTTGTTTTTGTACATCTTCGGGTAAACTCTTGAAGTCTTTAATATAACCAGCAGGTCTACCACAATTAAATGAACCATTTGTGTCTTTTAAATCTATGTTTAGATTATCTGCCATCATGCTTTTTATAAAAAAACCTTTATCACCATCCTTCTGCCATTTTTTTAAAGAGAATCTTTGCATAAATGGTCTTATGACAACACCCTCTCCATAGAAATGTGCTTTATCTTCGTCAGGTAATTCAAGAAAAAATGAACCAGCAGGAACTCTTTCTGCTTTTAAAATTTTACCTTGAGCATTTTTTTCTTCCCCCATAATAGGTAAAGATGAAACTTTTAGCCTAGCTAAATTACTTGATGGCTTATTACTCTCTTGCTCTAGACCCATAGCTTTTGCCATAGCCGAGTAGTTATCTGTATTAATACTTACAACATTATTCATATCATAATTCTCCTTTTAAAAGTTCTATAGTTTTATCATACAACATCTTTAGTGTCAAGCCAATTATCCCCTAACTTTATATCTAATTTTAGTGGAACATTAAACTCTATTTTGAATTGCATTTGAATTAATTCTTTCAAAATACTATTTACAGTTCTCATAATAGATAATACTTGTTGTTCCTCTGATGGATGAACATCAATTACTATACTATCATGCACACTATTGACTATACATGATTGTAAATTTTTTAGTTTGTCCTCAATATCCAACAAGACACAAGGCACTATATCAGCAGTAGCAAATGACTGCACTGGATAATTTTTTACTTGTGTAAAGTGTGATATTTTACCACTTGAGTATCTCTGAACATCGGGAAACTCAAACTCTCTACCACTAGGTGTAGTTATCACACCATGATTTAAAACTTCTTTAGCCAATCGGGAGTGCCATAGCTCAATCTCTTTGTACTTTTTCGTGAAGTGTTTATAATATGTAGCTTGAGCAGGCGATCTCCCAAATCCTGTCGCTCCGTACAAGGGTGCAAACGTGTGTGCTTTCGCTTCTTGCCTAGAAGTTTTCTCCCCAGCATCAGTAATAACACTAGCAGTATAACTATGCACATCAAATCCATCTTCAATCTCCTTCATTGCAGTTTTATCTTGTGATAGAAAAGCAGCAGTTCTAAACTCTAACTGAGCAAAGTCTGCTTCCAATATCTTACCACCTTCCCATCTTGATACAAACACTCGCTTGACAGGGAACGTGCCACCTCTAGGCATATTCTGCATATTAGGATCAGCACCACTGAATCTGCCTGTAGAGGTTCTGTGTTGCAGTAATCTAACATGAAGCTTACCATCAGGCTTAGTGTGTGTCTGTATGCCTTCTACAAAGGAAGACAAGTAAGTATCTAGTGCAGATAGTCTTTGTATATCTTCTAGAAACTTGTGAGCAGTATCCATGCCCTTTGACTTCGCAGTGTTCTGTAGAATAGCTAAATTGTTTTTGTTAACACTAAATCCATGAGCACTTACCCAACTAGGATTGGGTGCAGTAAACTTGAGTCCAGCAACTCTATCAGTAGGAATGAAAAGATAACCGTGTCCACCACAGTTAGTACACTTGGTAGCATTAACATATGGAGTGCCATCTTTCTTTGTTTTTCTTATAGTGCCAACTCCCTTGCAAACTGTGCATTGCTCTGCTCGTGTTTTGTATAAGATGTCCGTATGTTGCTTGACAGTCTGTCTATACTCCTGGTCTTTCATACCTCTAGTAAAGTGGTTTGTCCACATAGCTTTGTCTTTAGGTTTTCTACTATAGATGATTGAGGACATCTGTTCAGGACTGTTGAGATTGATTGGAGTATCTCCCATGAGTTCTCTTACTTGTTCCTTTAGTCTTTCTTCTATGTCAGACTTCTCTTTGTTAAACTCATCTCGCACCTTGTTAAGTGCTTCTTGGTCTACTTGAAAGCCTCTCTTGTATATCTTAGCAAGGCAGAAACATACACGATTGGTAAACACTACGACTTCTAATAGTCCACTGTCTTCTCTACTGTTTAGTCTTTTGAACTGAGCATTGGACAGTTGTTGTGTTGCGTGTAGATCTGCTGATAGATACTGTGATAGTTCATCTCTTGGTATCTCGTCTGTAGCATAACCCTTGGCAAAGTATTGCTTGAGAGTATCCTCTTTCTTAGTCTCTAGGTCATACCTTTCAGCACAATCTTTTAGATGAAGTGGTTGCTTAAGACCTCTCTGTAGCACATACTCTGCTAACATTGTGTCAAAGACAGGTCCTTCGTACTGAAAGCCACACTCCCACAACCACATCAAGTCATACGCAATGTTGTGACCTATAAGTATGGTTGCTTGATCAAGTAACTCTTGCACACCTGCGAACGCACCGACAAACTCATTCTCGTCTGTGTCCATACTGTATAGATACTCTTTGCCTGTATCTGTTAGGCAACCTACCATGACTAATTTGTTAGTAGGCTCAAAAGGATCAAGATGCATCTTATCATCTCGTTTGGTTACTGTATTCTCTACGTCAATCGTTAGTTTCATCTAACTTCTCCCTATGTTTTGTTAAATATGTAACTGCTTTCTTTAAAATAGTCAAACTATCCGAGAATCCACCAAGTCCAGTATTACACTTGTGACATATCCATCCACGAAATGTATTCGTATCATGGCAGTGATCAAGAACCCATGACTTCAATCTTATTTGTCCAAACTTACTTAACTCGTCTAAAGTTCTATTACATATAGCACAAGAATAGTCCTGATTAGGATACTCGTTTTCTGATCTTAGTTTTTGTATTACTTGTCTATGTCCTCTTCTACAAGATCTACAAGTTCGTTTTATCTCTCCAGCTTTCATAACAGAAAACTTTGAGATGGGTTGTCTTATACCACACTTGATACACACCACTCCGTCTTCAATAGGGTCTTCAAGTTTAGGTAAATCTTTAAAAAGAGGATATTGACTCAAGCTTGATACCTCGCAGTCTTGTAGTCCAACTCGCAGACAATCTTGCCATGCCATCCTGTAACTTTGTTCTTCACAACGTTTAGATGCCTTTGTAGATCATCTTCATCCTTTCCCTCTACGGGTGGATTCTTAGCTATCAATATCATCACGTCTGCTTCTGCAGCTTTACCTGTACGACTGCCTTCCATCATGGCTTGATTGAGTAATACTTTACCTTCAGCTTCTGCTGATAACTGTGACATATAGAACATTGCACACCCATGTGCTTTGGCTATCTGCCTTGCATGAATAGCATTCGCTTTGAGTGCTTCGTCTTGTCTTGCAAAGCTACCATGAGAAACGAACTTATCGCCCATATCTAGGACTACAACGTCAGGCTTGTAAGTCTTACATACACTCTCCACCCAATTCATGTCTTTGTTCATAGCATCTTTTATCTTAATATTATTCTTTACAGGCACATATAGTTCTTGTGCTCTTGCCATGTTTTCTTTTATCTGAAACATATTCATTCCCGTGGCCGCAGTCAGATACCTTGAGCCAACTCTGTAGGATGACTCTTCGTTACACAAGACTATGCATAGTGCTCCTTGTCTAGCAAAACCATTCTCACTTGCTATGAGTGATGCGTGAAAGGAAGTCTTTCCAGTATTAGGTCTAGCACCCACTTCTATCAGATGCCCACCATTCACTCCTTCTAGTTTAGACACTAGTGTAGGTATGTTGAACGACCACTTTGTCTCTAAGTCATTCTTGGTAAGCAGACACTCAAGACTTATGTCATCCCATTCTATATTTAGGTTTGGTGTAAAGTCATCTGCGTGATTTTCTAGTATGTTTCTAAGAGGCTCTAGTGAGTTCTTTGTGCCATTGACATACTCAAAGCCTAAGTTAGCCACATCTTCTCCAACAACTTGTCTGAATAACTTGGATAGTATTTCTTGTGAGATATCCTTGCCCATAGGTTGTTCTCTTTTGACAGATGCAAACAAACCACTATAGGCAGTTTTCTGTGCAGTTGTGATTGATGGGTTTTGTGCAAAGAACAATGCTTCTATCTCTTCTGGGGTGACTGTTCTATTGTAGGACTCCATAGCATTATCTATTGTTCTCTTTATCTTCTGTACGTCTTTACTAAAAAGTCTAGTAGGACACTTTGAGCCTCTATGTTCGTCATAAAAGTCTTTGTCCATTAGGCTTCTTATTAATGATAACTCCATTATCAATCTCCTATGAGTTTATGTAAATTATTTATATCTTCTTCATTACGATATTTTAGATCGTCTTTTAGCTTTAGAACTTTTACGTTATTCTTGTAGGCTCGTAGCTCGTTAGCAATACTAAGTGTTTTACGTAGTGCATCGGGGTCTAAGGCTACTATGATTGTTGAGAACTGCATGAGAAAATCTCTATGTGCATCAGATAATGTAGTGCCAAGCAAAGCTACCCCACGAACTCTGTGGCTACCTATGACCGTAGCACTTATGCAATCCTCAACAATTACTGCGACACTACCACTACCAAAACTGTAGGGTGTATCACTTTTTCCGTATCTCTTCCATTTAGGTTGTCTTCTATCTGTAGCACGACCAATCGCATCTACAACTTTTTTACCATCACGAATGAGAAAAACTATTCTGTTTTCCTTTACGTCAAAGTAAAGAGGCACACTTCCAGGAACTAACTTGTAGTCATATGCGAATTTTTTGACTTGAACTCGCAGACCACCATAAACGATGTAACTAGGCAGTTCAAATTCGTCATAGTCTATGACGTTTTTCCCTAGCATAGCTTTCTCTATAGTTTCTGCCGATACGTTTCCTGTTTTTGCACCTGAAACTTTACAAGATGCCTTGTAGCAGTTCCAAATTATCTTTCCCATTGCATTAGTTATTGTGAAAGTCTTATCTCCATCGCATACTGGGCAGTTCATTCTCTTAGTTTGCCCTACTTTTAGGTCAGTAGAGTCTATCGTTTTCTGTAGTTTCATGTATTAGACCCCCTCGGCAGTTAAATGCTTTTACCATAGCTTTCTCTTTTTGTCAACGCACTTTCTGCAGATGCGAAAGTATTTTTCATATAAGGCTTCACACTGCTTGGATTTGCGTGACCTGTGACGGACATTATTTGACCCATAGATACACCAGCCTCAACCATTTCCGTAGTTCCTGTCCGTCTTAGATCAGCTATTCGTAGCTCTTTGGGAAGCTCTGAGGCATTCATTACATCCCTAGCTACCTTTGAAAGCCTAGTAAGTGAATATGGCTTGTATGAACCTTGAAACGGATAAGGATATGGTGCAACATATTTTTGAAAACCAAATTCTTCTCTCTGTTGTTGTAACATTTCTAGCAAAGAATCACTTATTGGCAGATGAACTAATGCTCTTCTCTTAGATTGCTCTAGATTTAGTATCTGTTTGTTAAAATCTATGTTTTGAAACTCTAGCATTCGCATATCACCTACTCTTTGACACCACTCGTATGCCATTTGTACGATCAGACCTATGTTTCTCCATCTAAACTTGGAATAAGAGGTGTCAAGAAACTGTTTGACTTGTTCTTTTGTCCAAACAACCTTCCTAACTTGTGTAGTTTTTCTTTTGAATGTGGAGAAAGGGTTCGTTTCTGCATAACCCATCTCCATAGCAAACGAATATATCTTTCTAGCCACAGAACATATAGCATTGGCTGAGAAAGTACCTCTAGATAGCCACGCTTCATAGCCTCGTCTAGCCATCGCACCGTTCAGTTTGGTAAGACACATTTTTGCCATCAAATTGCCATCAACTTTAGTGTCCAATAATCGTGAACAACAGTATTGATAATCTACTTTAGTTTTATCTGCTAAACTATTGAAGTCACTTGATAAATAATACTTTTCACTAAGCTCTTTTAAGTTCATGTTCTTCCATCCATTGTGGTTTTTGTGTATAGTTATATCTTGCAAACCTAGATTTGTCTACAATATAAAATTTTCTGTATGCTTCTATGGGCATGGACTCATTGGTCTTGAGATGATCTAGTCCACTGAAACATTGTGGGTGTGGCGATAGTTTACCTTTTGGCATTAGTTCAATACCTTTTTGCAAAGTGAGATAATGCACTGAACAACCGTGTTTCTTTTTGAATCTGTCCTCATACTCATAAAGCATATGTCCTAGCAAAGACCAGGCAAACTCATAGTTGCTTTGATTCTTCATCGCCCACAAAGTGCATGGGTGTTTTTGATGAACAGGTTTGTATAAGTTATGCTTTTCAGCAAACTTTGGGGAACGATGCCAAAGAGCAGTGCATAGCATCTGTGTTTCTTCTAGTGGCATTTTAACTATGTGTTGGTCACATAGAGATCGTGATATTAGGTATGGTGTTTCTTCAATGATAAATCTATTCATTGGTATCTCCTATAAGTTTTGTATTAAGGTTAATTCTGTTCCGTAACTAATTATACAATAGACTTTATGCTCGTCATGATACTCAATTATCGTAAATGTTTTTGTGTCAAAGTTTACATATATCTGTAAGGGTAGAGTTACTATTCTTTTCTGTAAACCTTCTTTACTTCTAACTTTTGTTAGTTGCACTGATTTAAATAACAAGGTCTCCTTTTTTTCTTGTATTGCGTACATAACCTCTTGCTCTTCTGCACACATAACAGGTTTGTCATTCCACTCTCCTGCAAAACTCTTTGTGTTAAATAATAACAACACTAATAAAAATAATATTTTCATGTGTATTTCTCCCATAATGCTACTAGCACCACCCATAATCCATATATGTGTAGTGCTATTACTACTGTTTTTAATACCTTGTTCATTGAGTCATCTGCCATGTACACCCAATCGTGATACTTTTTTTCACGAGGTGTGCCATATGCTCTCATGCCAAGATAATCAAAGTTCCAAGCATCTCGCCTTGTATCTTTTTTATCCGTCATGCTTCTCTCTTTCTAAGACCACTAATCCCAAAGTTCTGTCTAGATGTTTAACATCTATCTTGCTTCCTCTTTTTACTGCGTCTGCGATTAGATTTTGTATAACATCTACTGTTATGTCTAAATATAATTTATCATAACCACGCTTTGCTTTAGACAAATTAGTTGTTAATTGATCTCTATTTACTGACATTGCTAACTCTCCTTATGTTTTTTGTATAGTCGTAGTCTTTTATATTGAAATAAGTATTTAACTCTCGTAAGGCTTTTTTTCCATTGTCCGATAAGTTATTTGACTCCCAACCTAAATCAGTAATCAATAACTTAACTCTAGGAATGCCACCATTATAATATTTATTACTCATTTTTACTCCTATTGATTTCCCATCTGTAAAATATATGGTCATCTATTCTTGTTACATATGTTTTTGTTTCTGCCCAACTAGGGTTGACGTAGTGAGCATGGTAGTGTGTAGCACCCTCCACAAAGTCATCTAGGTGTCCATTGTACACACCATTAGCAACGTGCAAAGCAGTCTCCCATGCTTTAGCTTCTCGTGGCTTGTCACTTTTACCATCACAGTACCAACTGAATTGACATCTGTTCTTGATAGGGAGTGTAGGCTTCCACTTATAAGTTAATCCTTGTTTGACTACATCACACACGTTGTTAGGGTATCGTGAATCTTTGACTCTATTCATCACGACTTGTGCTACTGCAACTTGTCCTATGAAACTTTGATTCTTAGCTTCGTGATAGACGTTAAGTGCTAGGCACATTAATGATTCCATTAACATTAGGATACCTCTATAGCTATGTAGATACATAGTCCTATAATTAATAATTTACCATAATCCAGGTCAAACTTTGTACCCTCGCCATAGTTGACGTTAAAAAAATCTATTATTCTATGCCACATTTTTCTTTTCCTTTCCTTTAAATTTATAATCTCTGTGTCTGTTAGTATAACCATGTTCACATCTAGGTAATTCTAATTTGAACACGTCAGCTAAAAAATATTCTAGAGCATCTAGCTCTATAACTTTGTCGTACTCCAAAGGAACTACATCATGCACACAGTTATTAAGTTCTTTTAAATTATTAATAGATTTAATAAGTCTTTCTTCTTGTACTTCAGTTAATTTAATATTCATTATACAATCTCCTTCAAGATATGTGTTATGACATCTACTGTCCAACCGTTACCAATCATCTTGTATCGTTGAGTCTTGGAAACACCTTCTGTGTAGTTGTCGGGTAAAGTTTGTAGTCTCTCACACTCTAGTGGTGTAAGCTTTCTATACAAGTTCTCACTGACCACCACGTTATCTTTCTGAACTGTGGTAAGACAGTTAGACTTTGTATCTGCACTCACTTCAAGTTGTCTCGTGAAAGGCAACTGAAGTTGATCATCTTTTCTAGTACCATTCTCGTCTAGCCTACGATTAACAATGCGGCCAATAGCAACTTTAGGTTCTCTGTGTCCACCTTGCATAGTCGTAAGTGTAGGTGACTTGCCTTGTGGCGAATACACTCGTTTGATTATGTCATACCCTTTGATATCACTAGCCACACCAACTTGTATAGGCTTCTTGCTTTTGACAAACGTAGGTATCTGACCTTTCCACATAGACGCAGTAAGACAATGTGCTTTGTCATCATCAACAGACTTGACAAGATCTCCTCGCACTCTGCCACACCACTTGCCTTTGAGGTAGTTTGGTGGCTCGTCAAATGGTAAGTCTTCTAGTATGTCTGCTAGGACAATGTTCTTATCCTCTAGAGGTCGTATGTACACTTGCTTGTATGTGCCATCATCTTGTAGTTCGCCTAACCAATATAGTCTGTATCTGTTCTGCCCAGAAACCCACTTAGAGTCTAAAGCTTGTGGTTCAAACCCCATATGCTCTGATATGATGTCTTGATACTCTTTCTTCATTCGCACATTCTCAAGTAGCACATATCTAGGCTTCAAGTCTTTCATAATTCTGATAAACTCAAAGAATAACTTGGACTGTGGATGATCAAAGTTCAACTGCTTTCCCGCAAAAGAAAATCCTTGACAAGGTGAGCCACCCATAAGTAGGTCAATATCTCCCTTGTAAAACGTAGGTTCATAATCCGACTTAGAACTTATAGTTATAACATCTCTTACATCTCCTAGTTGTATAGTATTAGGAAAATTCTTTTGAGTAATCTTTATTGGATAAGGATCAATCTCTGATGCAAAATAGTTTGTTATTGGAATGTTTGCCCTATGAAAAGCCACTTGCCCACAACTACTTCCATCAAATAAACTTAGTACATTCATGTTACACTCCCATGTAGCATGAGAGGAATAGCATAACTATTCCACTCACAATTAATATTATTAATGTATCTTTATCGTTAGGAAACATTACTTATACTCCTTACTTCCATTCCATTACTTGAAACTTTATTTTATCATGATCAATCCATCTCTTGCCTAAGAACTTAACTCGTGATTTAAGATTGATCAAAGTCAAGTGATTGACATCTATGGATTCATGCTTCTCGTCATCTGTGCCTAGCACCACTGCGTTGCCATGCACGATACAGTTATCAATAACAAAGTCATATGAATAATCTCCAAACAATGCTTCTTCGTTTGTCCATAGATCGTTACCATTTACAGAGTATGGGTATCTCTCTAGCATACGAGCACCTATGAGTTCTTTCTTATGATCCCAATTCTTGATGTCAGTTTCTACTATAAGTTCGTCTTTTGCATTTATGAAATAAGCTTTCATTACACTCTCCTCGTTTTGATTATGTGTTTATACTACTACAGTTATGTGTAGTGTCAATCCCCTTAAGGGTTCTCATGCTACATTGAAAACAATATAGCAATGCTCCAAAGATATACATCTTGGTTTTTTCAAACTCTTTTTTACAACTATCACAAGTGCGTTTGTTGTCCATTTTAATTTACCCCTCTGTTTCTTAAATAGGATATGAGTTGAATAAGATTACTCATGTGATCAACCATTTGTTTGTAGGAATCAAATTTTATCTTCTCTATTTTGACACCATCTAGTTGAGGTATCATTGAGTTTCCATTTGTAACTTTCTGAAGATCATACTTTTTTAAACTCCATTGAACGTGAGTGCCTTTACGTACTTGGTATAATACTTTACTCATTGAACTTCTCCTTGTTTAACTGTTGCCATTCACTTAGTGGCATTTTGAATCTAGCAAGATGGGTGCGTGTACTCTTATCAGTAGAAACTAAATCCCCTTGTGTAACACGTACCCACTTGCGACCTACAACTGCGTAGACTAAATAGCCACCACATATGGGAAACTTGGCATGATAGAAATCTGCCTTGAATCTTTTAGCAGTTCTCCAAGTTATCCCTTGTGGTTTTTCTAGTGAAGCTATTCTCATTTCTTGTCCACATATACTCTTAGACACTTGGACTTTTCTATAGGCTGACCATAAGAATATCTTCTCCAATCTTCGCCATCAATTAGATACTGCCCACGTACTCTTATCTTGTAGGAATCTGTGTTAAGATATTCTCTTAGTTGTGCAACGAATGCCCTACCACTAGCATCGTTAGGTATATCTTTGAACATCATTCTGTCTCCCTTGTAAGATACCTCTTGAAAGAATCTATCTTTCCAAGCAGCTTCAGACTTGACTGCCCTATCCATTATTATATCTTTCTCCTCAAGCAACTCTTCTAGCCTTGATATCTTGGCATGAAGATTGTGATATTCTTGTGTATCATGAGATCTATTCTTGTCCTCAAGTTTCTCCTTGTAAGTTCTGACCTCACTTCGCAGACCACCGATTATCTTCTCTTGATACATTAACTGCTCGGACAAGTCTTTCACCTTACCTTCTTGAGTATCTATTCGTACCTCTTGAGATAACTGTTTTGATTGTTCTTGTAGTGTCCTCTGACACTTAGCGAATGCTCGTATGAGATACGTCAAGTCCATCTCGCCTACGTTGATAGGCTCTTTCTTAGATGACGAGTAATGGTATATCTCCAAGTTCTCCATGTCTCTTGGTAGTCTACCTGTTGAGTTGGTTATCGCATCAATCTTTAAATGTTTATTTACTTTCATTGCTTTTCTCCCTTTTTAATTATTATCCCATAAGTCTCTTTCAATCACGAGTGGTTGCGATTGTAGAAAGAAACTTACAGTATCATGTGCTTCTTGCTCTGATTCTGCATCTACTGAGTAGTATAGATGACCACCCACACCATCAATGCTTATCTTAAATTTATATTCTTGTATTGGATTTCTCTTTCCCAATATTACTTTTTTAAACTCTTGGTTAGTTATCTGTGTCATTAGATTTCTCCTTCATTCATTGTACTACTATCTAATATTAATTTAGTCCATTCTTGTTTGGTTATTCCAGTTTTAATGAACTCTCTGTCATGCTTATCCAAGTTAGGAAAAGCATCTTGTATGAAGACTTTACTGTTCTCATACAAATCTAGTTGCTCTTGTGTGATAGGCAATAACATTGTAGTCGTGTTGCCCGTCAAGATAGATTTTCTAGTTACTTGTAGCATATCTTTTCTCCCTTTTTAGTTTTCTAATACAAGTCTTGACAAGTAGTCTTATTCTATTCTCTCTGATTCTGTTAATCATCTTTCTATGAAATTTCCAGGATTCTTTATAGTTCTTATTTAGCACTACGATATCTCCTTTATACGTTCAATGATAACATCATCATAGCCTTTGTCTTTCCATTCGTCAGCATCTCGCTTGGCATCTTTATAGTTCTTGTAGTAGTCATCATTACCACCTACCCAAACTATATATCTCCAACCATCTTTGTAGTCTTGGTTTATATTTTCTTCAGTAAATGTAACACCATTGTTGGTATTCGCATTTGGAAATACTGTTTCAAGCATAGTTTTTTTAGTCATCTTATATCCCCTTTACTAATCTTCTAAATGTTTCGCTTATAGCTAATACTGAGAATGTCCACGTACCTATGTACAAGATACCACTATGTTCTGATAGTTCAGAAAAAGATAGGACACCTATTACAGTTGCCATGATTAGAGTTACTATTGTAATTATTTTTATAAGCATTATTCATTCTCCCACTTGTTGATATACTCTAGTAGATTTCTGCTATCTACTCTTAGATTCCATTCTAAGTTTGTGTTATCTACGTTGGCACTTAGCCACTCTTTTATTTTCTTTATTACTTCTTCATTAGTCATTTTATTTTCTCCTATTAAAATTCGTCATAGTCTATGACGTTTTGGTTAAGCCATTGCACCCACAACAAACCCATTGTCATTGTTAACTGCACTACCCTTGGCATATAGGGCAGATACTACACCCATAGGCTCTGTGTATCTCAAGTCGTGATCATCTCCATCTACAACTTGCATACCTAAGAAAGTCTTGGGGATAATATTCTTGTATCTAAAGACAACTGCTATACGCATACCTAACTTGATAGCTTTCTGCACGAATGGTAAGTATTCTGCTTTACCACTATAGCTGAAAGTCAAGTCATATACTTTTGGGCAAGGCACTAGTCTGTTAGGTATCTTGGTATAGTCATACCATTGTAAACCTTGATTATACATCTCAACCATATAATCCCAAATGCGTAACTCCCAACGTATATCTGTAGTGCCATTTAGACGTACTGCTAGTTCATAGCCTAGTCGTTTTGCTCTAGCCAAACCAAGACTTAACTCTTTTTTAAGCATAGCCATGAACTCGTCAAAGTATTGTAGATAGAACAAAGTCTTACGTAGTCTAGACATCTGCACACTAGTCATCTTGCCACGACCTTGATTCTTGAGACACGCTTCTACACAACCAGCAATATCTGCCATAGCACAAAGATTAACACCACTTTCTTTATGGGAAGACATATATAGTATGTACGTAAGCACACCATACTTTTGACCCTTGACAGTTTTTGGATTGCTATCCTTGTTGAATAATGCTTTTGGAAACTCACTAAACCACTTGGCAAACTTAGGTGTGTTTCGTATCTGATCTTGTACCTTTTGAGGTAGCTTGGATAAATCATAAATAATTGACATAGTTTTTCCCCTTGTAAATCGTCATAGTCTATGACACTTTTTTAATTAAAGGCTTTTGTATAAACCCCTTGCCCTTGTAGTTCTTAATAAGAGTACAAGAGTTCTTATAAGTAGTAGGAAAGTAAAAGCTTTCTTTACTCTTATGCACTACATAATGTAAGCCACTCTTAGTAAGTGTCATCTCATGTAGTCGTACCTTGTAGCTTCTAGTATTCTTGAAAGTAGGAAAGTAACCCTCTTTTCTAAGAAGTCGTAGAGTGTTTTCTGCTTTCACTCTTTCTAAAATATCAAACTTAATCATAATAATATCTCCTATAAAAGTTAGTCGTTTGATTATGTAAATAGCCTATCATGGTTATGGGTAGTGTCAACACTTACACAAAACCTGGATTTGTTGTTGTGGTTCATCAAAGCTTATCTCAGTTGCTTCTTCCCATGTAGTGTGAAGCATCTGTGATTGCTCTTCTTGTATAGTATTATCGTCATAGTCTATGACGTTTTCTAAGTTAATAAACATTATAGTTTCTCCAAATGTTGTT